GTTTTAGAGCGTGATGGTGCCACACACATTTCTTCCGAATGGCAAACAAACAATAAATTTCCAAACAAAGGTACTAATTGGGATAAATCGGGAGGATTAAAAGAGACCGTATCCTTTTCTCTATATTGGATTTCTAAATTTATGGAAGATAAAAAGTTGAGTCAATTAGGATATAATTGGCATGATACTGCTGAAAAATGGTTTGAAGAATACAATAAAATGAATAATTCCTTAAACCAAATTTTACAAATTGCGTGAAGTGATAAACGATATTTTTCGACCAACTCTCGAATGGATACAAAATGATTGGCATTCTAACAAGTTTCGTTTTGTTGTTGAGTTTATTGCCTGGGCTATTAGCATCGGTTGTTCTATTACTATGGCTGCTACGGTACCCAATCCACCGTTATTGGTACTATACCCTATTTGGATTTGTGGTTGTGCTATGTATGCTTGGGCTGCTCATACTCGTCAATCATTTGGTATGCTTGCAAACTACCTACTGCTTGTTACAATAGATACTGTAGGCTTGATTAGGATGCTGACGCCATGAGTAATCCTTTTGACTATGTTAATGCAATACTACAAAACAAAAAACAGTTAATTGTCGATGAATTGACAGAGAAGGAATACAATCCTTTCTTGTCAAATCGCAGTCTTTCCTATCATAAAGACTGTATAATGTATGCAAATGAGATGAACCGCAGACATTTCCTCGACAAAAAGTTGCAATTTGATTTTCTTATAAATACCGTCAGGTCACAGAAACGACCATTTGCGAAGTGGGTAAAAATTGAAAAAAGTGAAGATTTGGAATGTATAAAGACTATCTACGGTTTCTCAGACACAAAAGCTCGTGAGGCTTTTCGCTTGCTAAGCAAAGAACAAATCCAACAATTAAAAGAAAAAACCCTGACGGGTGGATTAGGAAAGAAGTGATATGGTTGACTTGACTAAATTTATAGAGGTAAGTCTAAACGAACAGGATGATTTTTTAAAAGTCCGTGAAACGCTAACCCGTATTGGAGTTTCTTCTCGAAAAGAAAGAGTTTTATATCAATCTTGCCACATTTTACACAAGCAAGGTAGATACTATATTGTTCATTTTAAAGAACTGTTTGCACTTGATGGCAAACCATCAAATCTATCGGACAATGATATACAAAGACGAAATGCAATTGCTAATTTGTTAGAAGAATGGAGTCTTGTTAAAATTTTAAATCGTAAACTATTAGAAGATAATATTGCACCTTTGCATCAAATTAAAATTATTTCCTTCAGAGAAAAGGATGATTGGCAATTAATTACTAAGTATAATATTGGAAAGAAAACACAAGATTATTGAGGTGTAAAAATGTCGTCTATTAAAAAACCTGTTCGGTTGCGTAATAAATATTCAAATGAAATAGTATTTTGCGAAGACTACGATAATGTTTTTCGTGAAGTCGCAAAGAGTATGGATTTTATACGGGTCTACACAGAAAAAGATCCTAAAAGAACTTATCTGGCAAACAAAGAGGCGTTTGAAGTTTTGTCGGACAAGTAGTGACGCCTAATGGGTCACTTAATTTTGTAACTCGCTTAAAAGGAGATAAACTATGACACTTGGTCGTATTTCATTTGGTCCACTTGCCCACACCACATTGGGCTTTGAGAGGTTCTTTGATGATGTTGAGAAACTTTTAGCATCTGATGTATCAAAAGTTTCTTCTTCTTTCCCTCCTCATAACATTATTAAACTTGATGAATCTCGTTATGTCGTTGAGTTGGCTGTTGCAGGCTTCTCAAAAGATGAAATTGAAATTACAGTTGAGGATGGAACTCTCACAGTAAAAGGTGATAAGAAAGAGAAAGATACTGATGTAACTTATTTGCATCGTGGTATTGGTACTCGTTCATTCACCAAAACTCTTACCGTTGCTGACACAATCGAAGTGAAGGGTGCTGAGTTCAAAGATGGTATTCTCAGAATTGGTCTTGAGAATATTATTCCTGAACACAAGAAACCTCGAAAGGTTGAAATTGGTTCTGAGTTGAAGGAGTTTAAACCACAACTTCTACAAGAAGCAAAAGCTGCGTAATACCGTGGGGTCGCAATGACCCCACTTTTGAAAAGGATAGATTATGTTAAAGCGTGACAAAAATTTTAGACTTCCTAAATCAGTTAAAACACAAATGGCATTTATTTTGGATTCGAATAAAAGAAACGGATACAAGAACGCTATGATTGATGCATTAATTAAGGGGTCGATTCTTTTGAAATCCAAGAAACAAAAAGAAGCAGATGACCAAGTTTGATTCTGCACACATGAAAGCGGCAAAAGTATATGCCGAACTTTCATCAGCAAAAAGATTACAAGTTGGTTGTGTCATTGTAAAGAACAACACAATCATCGGCATAGGTTATAATGGAATGCCAAGTGGTTGGGATAATGAATGTGAAGATGTTACTTTTGTTTCAGATAGTCCTGAACTTGATTACGAAACGATGACAAAAGATGGTTATACATTCGGTGCGTATAAAGAGTTTGCAGGTTGGACTAAAAGAACAACAAAGCCAGAAGTTTTACATGCTGAAACGAATGCTCTGGCGAAAGTGGCAAAGTCAACGAATTCTACTGAAGGTGCAGACATGTTTGTAACTTGTTCGCCTTGTATAGAATGTGCTAAATTGATTCATCAATCTGGAATTCGTAGAGTATTTTATGGGCATACATATAGGAATGATGATGGTATAAAATTTCTTGAAAAATGCAATATAGAAACTATACAAATAAAGGAACAATGAAATGGATTTAAATCAAAAACTCTCCTCTAACTTTTCATTAGCTGAAATGATTAAGAGTGAAACTGCTCTCCGCCATGACTTGGATAATACTCCTGGTGAAGAAGAGATTGCAAATCTCCGTAAACTGGCAGAAAATGTTCTTCAAAAAGTTCGCAATCATTACGGCAAAGGCGTAAAAGTTAACTCTGGTTATCGGGCGCCTGATGTTAATGCTGCCGTTGGTGGTTCACGCACTTCTGACCATTGCAAAGGTCAAGCTGCTGACATTGAAATTCCAGGTGTTGCAAATGCAGACTTAGCACAATGGGTCGTAGACAACTGTGATTTCCGCCAAGTTATCCTTGAGTTCTATACTCCAGGTATTCCAGATTCAGGTTGGGTTCATGTTTCATATGTTGAAGGTGATAACAAGAAACAAGTTCTTACGGCAATGAAGGAAAATGGCAAGACAGTCTACAAACCTGGACTAATTGCTTAATAAATAAATTTAATACGGCTGGTGCCTCTGCCAAAAAGGTACGCACCAGTTCTTTTTACAATGGGGTTATTATGTTAGTTACGCCTGATGAAATATTTAATAAACCAGTAGGATTTACCTGTTCAACTTTCGACTTGTTACATGCAGGTCATATTCTAATGCTCGCAGAAGCAAAACAAGTTTGCGACTATCTTATTGTTGGTCTTCAAACAGACCCGACAATCGACCGACCAGAAATCAAAAACAAACCAGTTCAATCGGTAGTTGAAAGATATGTTCAACTATCAGCAGTAAAGTTTGTCGACCAAATCATCGTGTATCAAACCGAAAAAGATTTGGAAGATATGTTGATGTTCTTGCCAATTACAATACGATTGATTGGTGAAGAATATGAAGGCAAAAATTTTACTGGTAAAAAAATTTGCGAAGACCGTGGTATTAAAATTTGGTATAACTCTCGCAAACATCGGTTCAGCTCATCAGAGTTGAGAAGAAGAACACACGAAGCAGAACTAACCAAAAAGGTTTAATTATGAGTAAAGTGTTTACAGATGTGCAGGTCTTTATGGCAGCTGCCGGGCAAACTATTTCTAAAAACAATCCAGAACAAACATTATTGTATCATAGATTGATTACAGAAGAATACCAAGAATTTTGTCAAGCAAGATTGGTCGAAGATGATATAGAAACTGCCGATGCATGTTTTGACATGATGTGGGTAATTGTTGGTTACATGTTATCAAAAGGTTGGGATTGCGAAAAGATTTGGGATGAAGGTGCATTAAGTAATCTACGAAAGATTGATAAAAAAACTAAAAAAGTTTTGAAACGAGAAGATGGTAAAGTATTGAAACCCGAAGGTTGGCAACCACCAGACTTTAGTAAGTTTGTTAAGTAATGGCCTTTCTCGTTCATAATCTACCACCAATTCAATGTTTCGTAAAGAAAGAATTTCTCTATGACTTTGAAAAAGGTCATGGTGAATATGAGCCTTGTATATGGATGACAATCAAATGTATCAAAGGTCAAGCATTTCGTATTGAAGCACTTTTGCCTAACTATGGTGCATTATATGATAAACTACCATTACATGCATTTGTATCAAGGCAAGAAAACCTAAAAGATGCAACTTTGCCTTTGGACTACTTGCAAATTTGGGACGCTTTGAGTTATAATATTACTGTCATTGAAAAAGACAACCTTCGAATGTTGAAGTGTAAGTTCTTGGACAAAGACAGAAAGTGGCACTTTGGTGAGTATATGTTCACCGTAGATTTTTGCCAAAACGACCCTGGTTATCTGAACACAGGATTTTCTGAAACAGTAGAAGAACATAAGAGTTATAATTTTATTAAGTTAGATAACGGACAATTTGCCGCACAACCTAACAATAAAACATTATTCTATGATGCATCTTTGACTGTACCAGAGTTTAAGATACCAGATTTTAAAATAGCGACAAAGTTATATTCAGTAGAGAAATTTAATAAACACTCTGCAAGAAATAACAATGATTTTTTCTACGACTTTAAGGAAAGAAACGAATGAACTTTCGTGAAATTGCAAAAAAACTGGCAGTAGAACACAAACTATCAAAGGCAGAGAAGTATGACCTGTTTTATCGTGACTTTGATGACATGGTTGAAGTCATTGGTTGGATGCAAGACCCTACATATGACATGAGGGACTTTCAAGGCCGTGAGATGTTGTTCCCAAAACGCTGGGTTACAATTGGTGTTCTTCCTTCGGAGACTTCAGTAAATGTATAAAGTATCTTTTTTCCCTAATGCTGAAGAACATACATATGTTTTCTTCAAATGGTTTAAAACTGCCAATGAGGCATTTCAATTCGCTGAAAAAAGAAGCGAAGATATTTTAGAGATTAAAAAATATGACAATCAAACTAATCACATTCAAAACAGCACACACGATTCTTGGTGATGTAACAGAATTACCTGAAGGGTTTAAAGTTAAAGAACCAGTTCAAGTAATTATGCAACCATCAAAAGAAGGACCTATGATGGCGTTTGCACCTTTCCTTGAATATGCAGATGAATTTAGAACTGGTATAACTTTTAGCCGTGATGACATTCTTTGCGTAACAACTCCTGTCCGTGAACTCGGAAATCAATACAATCAAGTCTTTGGTTCTGGCATTACAATTGCCTCTGCTATTCCAAAAGTCTGATATAATATATGAATGACTAAAAAATATTACACGAATGTTGCCATTCAAGGCAACAACATTCTCTATCGTGGTGTAAAAGATGGTCGGCGCATGAAGATGAAAATTCAGTATGCGCCGACTTTGTTTTTGCCTGCCAAAAAGAACACCGAATGGAAAACTTTGTTCAACGAAAATCTTGAACCAATGAAGTTTGAATCCATTCGTGAAGCAAAAGATTTCGTTAACCGTTATGATTCTGTAGAGAACTTTAAAATTTATGGCAATGACCGTTTTGAATATGCGTTTATTGCAGATGAATTTAAAGGTCAAATCGATTGGGACATTTCTGAAATTTCAATTGCGTTTATTGATATTGAAGTTGGTTCAGAGAATGGATTTCCTGACCCATACAAAGCAACAGAGCCAATCACCGCAATCGCCATTCGTGAGTTGACTGGCGGCATGAAAGTATATGGTTGTGGTGATTACAATAACTATGATGATAATGTGACCTATATCAAATGTCGTGATGAATATGACCTTTGTAAAAAATTCTTATCAGATTGGAATGATAATTGTCCTGATGTAGTCACAGGTTGGAATATTGAGTTCTTTGATATTCCTTATCTCATTAATCGTTTCAGAACTATTCTTGGTGAAGATGAAACGAAAAAACTTTCACCATGGAACAATATTTGGGAAAGAAAGGTAACAGTAAACGGTCGTGAGCTTATTTCGTATAACATTACTGGTCTGTCTTCTTTGGACTATATCGAACTCTATAAGTGGTATGCGCCAGGTGGCAAATCACAAGAGTCTTACAAACTTGACAACATTGCCAGCGTTGAATTAGGTGAATCAAAATTATCATATGATGAATATGATAATCTACACTCTTTGTATCGCTTGAATTATCAAAAGTTTATTGAGTATAACATCAAAGATGTGGATTTGATTGTTAAACTTGAAGATAAATTGAAACTAATTGAATTGGCACTTACTCTTGCCTATGATACAAAGTGTAATTATGAAGATGTTTTTGCACAAACAAGAATGTGGGATTCTCTAATTTATTCCTATCTTCTTGATAAAAATATAATTGTGCCACCAAGAGTAATTAAACAAAAGAACTCTGCATTTGAAGGTGCGTATGTGAAAGACCCACAAGTTGGTATGCATAATTGGGTTGCATCATTTGACTTGAATAGCCTATATCCACACCTTCTCATTCAATACAATATTTCGCCTGAGACATTGGTTGAACCAGAAGACTATTCATCTAAAATGCGTGAAGTTCTAAATCAAGGAGTAAATGTCGAAAAACTCCTGAATCAAAGGGTTGATACATCACAACTATCCGGTGTTGCATTAACACCAAATGGTCAATACTTTCGCACAGACATTCAAGGTTTTTTGCCAAAGATGATGGAAGAAATGTATGAAGACCGTAAAAAGTTTAAGAAGATGATGTTGAAATCTAAACAAGAGTATGTGAACGAAAAAGATCCAAAAAAGAAAAACGAACTTGATAAACTTATTGCACGATATAACAACCTGCAACTTGCAAAGAAAGTATCACTAAACTCCGCTTATGGTTCCCTTGGTTCTCAATATTTTCGATTCTATGATTTGAGACAAGCACTTGCAGTTACGATGGCAGGTCAGTTATCGATTCGTTGGATTGAAGATAAATTAAATAATTATCTCAACAAGCTTTTAAAAACGGATATTGATTATGTTATTGCATCGGATACTGACTCGATTTACCTCAAACTTGAACCTTTGGTACAATCTGTGTTTCAACAAAAGACAGAAACTTCAAAAGTTATCGCCTTCATGGACAAAGTCTGTGAAGATAAAATTCAACCGTTTATTGACAAGAGTTATTCTGACCTTGCTTCGTATGTTCATGCCTATTCACAAAAAATGCAAATGAAACGAGAAGCATTGGCGAACAAAGGATTCTGGACCGCAAAGAAAAGATATGTTCTCAATGTTTACAATAATGAAGGTGTTGCATACGAAGAACCAGAAATGAAAGTCATGGGTCTTGAGGTTGTGAAATCATCAACACCTCAAGTCATTCGTGAAAAGATGAAACAAACTATCAAACTCATTATTGATACAGATGAGAATACGGTTCAAAACTTCATTGCAGAATTCAAAGAAGAATTTAAGAAGTTTCCTGTTGAAGACATTTCTTTCCCAAGAGGTGTGAATGGCATCAAAGAATATTCTGATTCGGTTACTTTGTATAGAAAAAGCACACCAATTCATGTGAAAGGTGCCATAATTTATAATGAGATGTTGAAGAAGAAAGAACTCACCAAAAAGTATCCTTTAATACAAGATGGTGAAAAATTAAAGTTTACATATTTAAAACAACCTAATCCAGTCAAAGACATTGTGATTTCTTATCCAACAAGATTGCCAAAAGAATTTGAGATACAAGAATTCATTGATTATGATATGCAGTTTGAAAAGGCCTTTATTGAACCCATCAAAGTGATTCTCGACTGTATTGGTTGGAAAACTCAAAAAGTAAATTCATTGGAGAACTTTTTCGCATGACACAAGTTCTATTGCCGTTCTTAACTGCGATTGCTTTATCGGCAATTGCGGCCTTCTATTCGGTGATTGGTCTTGCACAAATATTTCCTGGTTCATTCTGGCCTATTGTTTTGATGGGTGTTGTATTAGAAGTTGCAAAATTAGTAACAGTTTCTTGGTTATATAACAATTGGAATATTACCAATCGGATAATGCGTTACTATTTTCTCATTGCAATTGTTTTTCTAATGCTCATTACATCGATGGGTATCTTTGGTTATCTTTCAAAAGCACACCTCGAAACTAATATTACAGTTGGTGCAACAACAGTTCAAATCAAAACAATCGAACAACAAGAAAAGATTGCAAAAGAAAGACTCGACTACTTGTTAAAAAGAGCAGGCGATGATCCAGAAAAAATTACAAGACGAACCGATGTTGCAATTCAAGAAACACAGGCAGAACTGAAAAGATTGTCTGAACAGAAATTGCCTTTGTTGAAAGAAGAAAATGCGTTGTTGGCAGAAGTTGGGCCAATTAAATATATTGCCGAAGCATTGTATGATAAAGAAGACCCGGACTTCATAGATAAAGCAGTAAGAGTTGTTATTCTTGTAATCATCGTTGTTTTTGATCCACTTGCCGTTCTTCTTCTCATTGCCTCTCAACAATCTTATCGTGCTATTCGAAAAGAAGAATCGAAACTAAAGCCTGAAGTTAAAAAGGCAAAAAAGAAAAAAGTTGTTGACAAAACAATCAGTCCTAGTTTAGAATCATTTTTTATAGACAACAATTCAGAAGTTATACCGAAAGATAAAATCACACGCCTAGATGGAGGTTCGTTTTAACATGT